CCGACACCTAAATCCCCGGACGCCATACGCTTTAGCGGCACAATAGCCTCGTCGCCCGCCTCGCCCATCATGCCGACGCCGTGGGCAAATCGAAACAGCGTCGGGTTCGATACGATGCGGTTGCGGTACGGCTGCAAACCATCCGCCGATTGAAAGACGTTTCCATGGGCGTTGAACAGACCCGTAAACCAAGATAGTCCGGCCTGAATCAGACCTTGACCGCCGCCTTTTTCGCCGAACAGCGCCGATCTTGTGAGCTGCCCCATATAATCTGCGATAACGCGGTTGATGGTCTGGCCGAGAGATGTCCACAGATCGGCCAGGGAGGTGATTTTGCGTTCGAGCACATCGAAATAAAAATTGGAAAAATTTTGCTCCATTGACTCGGCGGTACGCTGGGACAGCTCGATCAGCGTATCGGAGGCTTGCTCCTCGGCCTCGATCATGGCGTCCAGCGCCCGCGATTGGACATCATAGCGATCCGCATGCTGGATTTGCCAATTGTCCGTTACGCCCCGGGCGGACTCGATAGCGGCCTTGGCCGCATCCTCCTCGGCCTGGACCTCGTTGGCCAGGGCGCGGCTTTGAATCTCATAACGGTTTTCATATTGGATCCGCCAATTGTCCGTCACGCCTCGGGCGGTATCGATGACGGCCTTGGCCGCGTCCTTTTCCGATGAGGCGGTTTTCAGAACCGTTTCTTCGCCGGAGGAGAATTCCGTTGCCGCGTCGGTGCGCCGTTTTCCGGTGTCGGCGCCGATGTCGGGAGCCTTTAAAACCCCGTTCCATCGATCTATGATGGCCTGGATCTGCGCATCCGCAGCGGCGTTGATTTGCTCTACGGGATCTGTCCCGGCGCGGGATTTTACTTCTGCCAGGGCGCGCTTGTACCGGTCGATCTCAACCTGATAGGTATCGCGTCCAAGGAGATTTCCCCGCCATCCGTCCCTGTTGGTTTCGGCCTGAGCGATAAGCTGTTCGTATTTGGTGATTTCATCGGCCCTGGACGGTCCGATCTTGGCCTTGTCGTAAAGCGCCGCCACTTTTACCGTCAGGATTTCGATCCCACCGATAAAGGCTTTTATTCCGTTGAGCGCGGCGCCGGCCGCCGATACCACCAGCATGAACGCCGGCACCAAACCTTCTCCGAGCCCTTGCTTGAGCGTTTTCGTCTCGACGCTCAACCTGGCTTTCGCGCCGGTCAGCCCGTCGGCCGCGCGCTTGGCGTTGCCGATCTGGGCCTCGGTTTCGCGCATGATGCCGTTGAATTCGGCCTGGCGCTTTTCCGCCAGGCTGAGCTGGTTGACGCCCTTGCCGATCTGGTCGGCGTATTCCTTCCACATCACCGACACGTTTTTGGTCACGCCGGCGTTGTCCACCAGGATGCTGTTTTCGTTTTTCAACCCCTCGGTGGCGGTCTTGACAGCCTCGGCCAGGCTGAGGTGGCCGGCCCGGTTGAATGCCGCGCTGTCCTTCAACCGCTCCAGCATCGCGATGGACTGATCTAAACTGTATCCGCGCTGAAGCATGTTTTGCAGGGCTTTGCTGGCGGCGGCCACGTCCATCAGCCCGTCTGCGGACAAATCGGCGGCGGCCTGCATGGCATCACCGATTGCCACCCCGCTGTAACGCGCCACGGATGCCAGGCCCATGAGGGTGTTCTGCACCTGCTCATAGGTGTCGATGGCCTCTTTGGCGCCCCGAACGATCCCGTACAATACCGCCGTGGTGGCGAGATTTTTCAACAGGCCGTCGATCTCGTCGAGCTTGAGCTTGAAGTCATCTGCGCTGCGAACGGACTGCTGCCAAAAGGACCTGGTTTTGGCGCTCAAATCCTGAATTCTCGCCCCAAATCCTTTTGCCCGCTCTGTTGCCTGGCGCCACGTGTCGGCCGTTTGGTCGACAGCGCTGACGATGAGTTCGATTTTGTTTTTCAACTTCCGACCCTCTGATCACAACGTTTGCGGCACATCGCGCAGGCCGCCGGATGCCGGCATCGTTTTCTGTTCTGCCAGCCGGCCGGCGCCGTTTTCGGCGTTGGATCGCCGAACAAGGTTTCGATCCACCAGGTCCGCTGCCGCCACACGCACTCGGCCCATTTTCGAGCATCCGTCAATGTTACGTGCCACAGGGCCCAGTCTCGTTTTGTGATGTCGCCTCCGGTAATGGCGACGACAATATCGGTGATGCCGTCGGAGCTATTTTTTCCCGTATCCGGCCGGACCTCTCCAACAGCAAAGAGACCCGGTTCACGGCGAAAAAATCCTCCGCCACCTCCATTGCGACGGCGACTTCCATATGATCGCGCATAAACGCCGCCTCGAGTTCCATGTCCCTGTCGGAAAAATCCCCGGCTCCTGGCTCGACCAGCACGGTGGCCAGAATTATTGGAAGACGGTCGCCCAATGCCATTACGATAGATAGCGCCGAATCGCTTTTCGGCACGGGGATCCCGACCAACAGTTCCAGCAGTTTCTGGAACTGCCCCAAAACGAGCGGCGGCTGGGCGAATTCCCGGCCGCCGATGGTGTAGCGTTTTTCCGTCATTGCTCCTCCTCGAATTGATCAGATGCGATCTCCAAAATTAGGTAAACGCGAAACTTACCTCGTCATCGCCGGCATTGCGGTTCATGGCGCATTCGATCCCCAGGGAGGCGATGCCGTCCCGGTCCTCCTCGCTGACATTAATGTACTGCAGCTTGGGTCCGGTCACGGTGACGATGTTGCCCGCCGTGGCGCCCAGGGTGGTGGTGAGCGCGCCCTCGTTGCCGTCGTGGAGCTTGTCGTAAAAATCGTAGGTGGCCACCAGCACCTGCTCGGGGTCCATGGACAGGGTCCACTTGCGCTTTCCGGTGATCACCGCCGACAGGTAGCCGCTGGCCTGATTGACGTCCCCGCGCAGCACCACGTTGTTGTTGGCCTTCAGCTCCAGCATGGACAGGACGGCCGCGTAGGAATCAATGGTGAAACTCGCGCCCAGAAACGGCTGCGGCATGGTGGATTCGTAGGTGACGCCGCTGAGCAGCGCCCCGTCCGAGACCGAAAACCCGGCGGCCTTGAATACGAAATGCAAAAAAGCCGGCTTCCCGGACTCGAATTTCACGCTCACGTCGCCCCGGCAGCCCCAGCCCTTTTTGATCAAACCGTCCTGATAAAGGGCCATGGTGAGCGATTCGATGCCGCTCGACGCCGGCAGATAGGTCGCCGACGTGGATTCCACCACGGTTTCGGCGAACCCGCAGGCTTCGAGCAGCTTCCCCAGCGCCGGGGGCGTGCCGGCGGCGCCGCTGCCCTTCAGCTCCACGTCGAACTCGAACGTGGCGTACCGCTTGCCGACGACCCGGGAAAACTGGCTGAGGGACGCGCTTACGGCCCCTCGCTCGGTCACCTCGTGATCCGTGGTGAACTTCGGGTTCGCCACCAAAACGGCGTTGGCGGCGGCCAGGCTTTCGGCGGTGCCCTCGACGCTCTCTATTTTGGCGGCGAGTTGTGCTCTGGCTGAAATGATCATGGGTCAGTCTCCTCGTTTTTTTCACCCGATCCGGCTCCGGCGTCCTGGTTCTGTTCGGCCGTCGTTTTCTTTCCGACCGCTATTTTCCTCGGTTTCCGGGTGGTTTTCTTTTTTTTCGCCGCGGCGCCTGACCCTCCAGATGCGCCGCCTGATCGCCAGTTGTCTCTCATGATGCCTCCATTCACGTGTATGCCACGCGCTCCTGGACGTCATAGTGCAGCTCCCCGTAGTGGCAGAGAACGGACCCGAACAGCCGATTTTCCACCACCGCCACCTGGACCGGTCCGGCCAGCACCACGCCGGACAGGCCGCCAAGATTGTACTGGCCGTCGAACGCGGTCTGGATCGCCTCGATCTGGTCCTGAAACGTCAGCTCGGTGGCGGCCGAATCATCCAGCCCGTAAATCCCTTTCCATACGAACGTATGGTCCCGCGTCACGTACAACGACGGCACGCGCTTGCTCAGCGTTTTGCGCCGCATCATGCACCAGCCGTTGATGATCCCGGCCTGCGTTTTATAAAGGGCCAGCAGCGGCGCCCATTCAGCGGACCACCGCTCGTATTTGTGCACCACGCCCATGCCGCTCACCCCGGCCATGATTGTCGCCCACTTGTCGCGGATCGCCGCCAGGGACATCTCAGCCCTCCAGTTCCTGCTGAATCAAAAACCCGTGCCGGTTGAAGATTTTAACGAACTGGTCCCAGTCCTCGGTCAGGGTGTTTTCGAACATGTGGATGCCCGGGAACCCCTTTTGGGCGATGGAAAAACGCAAAGCGGTTTCCGCTCTTTCAGCGTCTTCGCCGCCGATGCCGAACCGGAATTTTACCCAGCGCAGCAAAGACCCCTTGGGGGGCACCCTCCCGCCCGGTTTACGGCCCATCTCGATTACTTGGCCATAGGCCAGGGCGGTGCCGATCAGCCCGAACACCTGGTTCGTGCCAGCCCGCCGCACCTCCGGCTGGATGGATTTGACCAGCATCGCGTCCACGCCCTGGGGCGTGCGCTGCTTGACCCGCCTGGCCCCGTACTGCGTGGCCTCGGCCGTGGCGGCGGACAAATGCCGCGTCACCACCTCCGCGCTTTCGCCGGCCAGCAGCGGGCCTGTTTCGGTAATGCGGATGGCCATCTCCATGTCAGCTCGTTCTCAGATGCGTCAGACGAATGTTTTCCGCGTCCGGCGCCGGCGCCATGGTCATGGCCCCGGGCGCCGATGCGTCCGGATCGACGCCCATGTGCTGGTAGTATAGGGCCGCCATCCGTTTGGCCCGGGCCGCGAACACCGCGCCCCGGCTTTTGTGATCCACGCTGTCGGCCGCGATGGTGGAATCGCCCGAATAGCCGAAAATCGACGCCAGCAGCTCGCAGCAGAAGGACGCCGCCAGACACGCCACGGCGTCCTGATCGCCGCTTGGGACGTCCGCTTCGAGGCGCGATACGGTGTAGGTCAGGCGAACGCTTTCGTCGGCGGCCGGCTCGTTTTGCGATAATCGCAGCACCAGCCCGTCAGGGGACAAATAGAGGGACCAGTCGCGATCGTCCACCAGCTCCGCAGGCACTTCGTCCACCGGGTATTCCACGCTGATGATCGTGGAGAAATCGGTCTCCCAGTCATCCGGCAAATCCAGGTCGTGGGACCCGTCGCCGGTCAGATCGTCCACCGCTTTTTTGGGGTTGTGCCTGGAATAGCGCGCCAGAGCGGCGCTGACCGCCGCCGCGAAGTCGTCCGGGGCCGTCAGACGGCTGGACGTGTCCTTGACCTTGCGTTGGGTTTCGGCGATCAGCGTCATGGCGTTCTATCCTTCGTTTCGTCGGCTATCAGTCCGCCATGGTCCAGTACTCGATGGACCACATATCGCAGGTAATCGTATCGTCGGCGTGCGCCAGGCCCACCTGTAGCTTGAGCGGGATGGTGCCCACCGCCGTCACATCGGTGTTGTCCGAGGCGTGATCGCTGATCGGATCCGTTCCGCCGCCGGCAATCAGGGTGCCCATAATCTGCTGGCCATTGCTCGCCGTGGCCACGATGATGAATTCAGCGGTCCAGTCCCCGGCCGCCGCGCTGCCCGTGGTCAGGCTGCACACCGCGCCGTCTTCGAGGTAGAGCGCCACGGTGATCGCTCCATTGGTGCCGCTTACCGATCCGGAGGCCTTGACGCGGAACGTTTTGCCCTCGGTAAACCAGCCGTCTTCCAGCGTCAGCGACGCCCCGGTGACATCCACCGTAGTGGCCTCGGAATGGGAGAACTGGGTGTACCCCTGCTGCACGATCAGCGGGACTCCGCCGGTATAGTCCGGCAGCGTCCAGGTGCGGTCCGCCGTCGGGTCGGCCAATGTCAAAGTCCCCTCGTAGGCGTCGGCCGTGGCCCCCTCGAATAGCACCCCGTTGGAGGTCCCGGTCACCGCGTTGGCCGCGTCCGCACCGTTGGTGGCGAGGCTGGAAAGCATCAC